TTCGCAAAAGGTTTTAAACACATCTTTTTCTTCATCAGTCAAGAAGTCTAAGCCTTGAACAGATCCACCCGATGTAAGGATTGTTTTCCACACATTACGATTATTCTTACCATGATTATCAAGGATACGCTCGAGGTATGGATTCTTATATGTGAATTTACCCTTTGCTAAGTCTTTTACAAAGTAATTTGAATTTAGGGGCTCAACACTTGGCGATACTTGACCAAGGATAAATGAGCTTGATGTCGTGGGTGCAATTGCCATTGTAGTAACATTACGACGACCATACCCTTTAAGTAATTCTGGCTCACCATATTTCTCAGCTAGAAGTTCAGAAGCTTGATGAGATTCTTGCTTCATATAAGAAAAAATATCATAAGTAAGTTGCTTAGCTTCAAAACTTTCAAATGGGATCATTTTTGACTGTAAATAAGAATGCCATCCAAGAACACCAATACCTAATGCACGTTGTCGTTGTGCAAAGTTACGAGGTGCTTCCATATAAGGTATATTCTCGGTCTTACGGATAAACTCGGACATAACAGCATCAAGAAAATATGTAAGAACTTCAACAGCATCTGTTCCTTTCCAATCATCATAATGAAGTAGATTCATTGAAGATAGGTTGCAAACGAATGATTCTTCTTTACTTGAATGTAGCGCAATTTCAGAACAAAGATTAGAAGCGTGGATCTTCATCTTCTTATCTTTATACACCTCTGGCGCATTTTTATTCATTGTATCAGAGAAGAACAAATAAGGATAACCAGATTCAAATCTCTTTTGAATTACTTTACCCCATATCTTGCGTTTATCTTTATCTCCATCAATCATGGACTTCATCCATTTATCAGAAACTGTCACACCGATTGATAGTTGCTGGATTGGATTGCCATCACCACGAATTTGAAGAAACTCAAGGATGTCTTTGTGTTCAATTGGCATATAAGCAGCGAATGAACCTCTACGAACATTTGATTGAGATACAACATTTGTTACTGATTCAAATAGCTCCATAAAGTGTACTGGACCATTTGATTTACCACCAGATGAAATTTCTTTACCTCTTGCACGAAGATCGCCGAAATAACCAGATGTACCACCACCCATTTTAGTCATCATTCCAACTTCAGCTTGCTTTGTTAGAATAGCCTCCATTGTATCATCAACATATGAACCAAAGCAAGAGATTGGTAAACCTCTTTTAAGACCATAGTTTGCCCATATAGGAGAAGATAGTGAATACCATCCATAGGACATATATTCTTCGAATTTCTCAGCGAAACCCTTTATCTTGAGTTCTTTTTCTGCAGCCTTTGCAATCTCACTAATTCTTTCTTCAGCTGTCTGATCACCTGTTAGGTAACCTCGTTCTAAGAACTTTCGTGAGTCTTCATTTAACCAATAGTATTTTTCCATAATGTATATATCTCTTTAAAATAGGTCGTCTTCGTCGTATGATTTATCTTTCTTAGAATATTCTGTGGGTCTTTTTGAGAAAAAATCAGTCATCTGATTTCCTAAAACGTCCTCATCGAACCACTCGGTTTTATCTAATAATTCTTGATCTACATCAGAGAATACAGGTTCGATTCCGATTTGAGTTAAAGAATCATTCAATCGATTCTTAATAAAGTTTTGTAGAATAGGAGTTGAAAGATGTTCTGATTGATAACCATTAACCGACCACTCAATAATCTTTGATTCTGCCTTATATGCTTCCATACACTCATGTCGAATACGATCTACAAATTCATCATCGAACAGCTCTGGATGTTCTTCACGAATTGTATTAACGAGTTTCATTCCAACCATAGCATGAAGCAATTCCTCCTTTGAGGTGTATGCCACTTGCTGAGCAGTATCCTTTAATAGGTTACGAAAGCGATTAAAGTAATTGATTGTATAGAACTGACTAAACAAGGAAACATTCTCAACATATAGTGTAAAGAGAATCAAGGAGTAAACATATTGTTTCTTTGAATCCTTATAATACTTATGAAGATATTTACGAAGATATTTTACACGATTCTGAATGATATCGAGCTTAAGGTTCTCTTCGAAAATATCTTCCATACCAAGCACATTAAGGAGACGTTCATATGCATTATTATGAATTACTTCGACATTAGCCATAACATAGCCAAGATCTGTAATAGAAGGGTGTGGAAGGTTCTGACCGACATTAGCCCAAAAAGTTTTTACTGCTACTTCAATCTGACCAATAGCAGATAAAGATCGAGTGACCATATCTCTCTCTGTATCTGTTAAATTGACTTTGAAATCTTGAATATCAGACTGAAAATTGAACTCTTTATCAGTCCAAAATCCATTGTGCATGGCTGTAATGAACTCTTCGGTCCAAGGATAGTGATCAGGTTTGCGGGAAATTTGTTCTTCGAATATCATTATGTACTAATATATACATTTAGGTTAGGTTGTAAAGATAATAATACAATTAAAAACACCATATTTATGATGCTTATTGTATTAATCGTTTGATGCTCTTTGACGAATCGATCTTAAAGCTCCAGTGGTAGAATCTCTCAGAACCACTACAGCATCACGATTTTTACGGGCATAGTCATATATCTTCTTTTGGTCACTATCAGTTAAGTCAAGATATTTTGCCCATCTTTCGAACTTATTTCTTCCGCTTTGAAATCTTCTAAAAACATCTGTTGGAACATCGAAATCGCGGTACTTTCTCTTTTTAACCATCAATGGTTTATCGGTCATAGCCACGGCTCCTGTTGTCATCTGTTCTTTTCTCTGATTCATACTAGAATGTTATATCGTCCTGTGTAATATATATACTTTGCTTGGTTTTCACATGATATCCTTTAAAGACTTTGACACCAAAGACTTCTCCTATAGGTTCATGTTCTTCAACCATAACAACTGTATTACTTTTAGCTAAAAGTTCTCCATTTCTTAATGGTAGATCCTTTGTTAAAATGAATGTTCCTTTACGGATCTTATTTAAATCCTCGGTTAGAAACCAATCTGTCGATTCAACAATGCAGTTTCCTTCTATTTCCATATCAGTGATCTCACTTAATACCTTTGCGAGTCTCTTATCTGAAATATTACAATGCTCTTTAATCAAATATAATGCAGCGCCGTAGCGGGCGATTGTGCTTTTACCTAAAGGTATTTTCCCTAACAACCTTCTAATATTAAAGACTAGTTTATGGAATGTGTTGTATGCTGATTTCTCATCAGCAGTTTCAGGCTCTTTCAATTTCTTACCATCTTTATCAACAATACCTCGCTTGAATGCATCCGTCTTTTCCCATGGCATCGTGAGCAGTCTAAGAAATCTTAGTGCATAAATAAAATCTGATCCTCTTAATAATCCCATAGTATGATTTATAATGATTGTAATTTCTTGGCCACATATAAGTCAGTGACAATGTCTTTTTTGTGTTCTTGATTTAGATAATTTAAATATATCAAAAAGGTCTTTATTGTTGGCCAGTGATTTGTTGAAACACGATAGAATAGCATTCTAGTGGCTGCTGAGATATCAAATACATTATATATTGTTATTATGTGATTTAATAGAAGTCTTTCAGATATTATGCCCGTGGATTCATATTTCCTCAACAGACGATTAATATATTTAAATCTAGCTAAGTCTTCTTTAAAATCCTCAATATCTAAACATGCTGTATTTCTATAGTGTTTTGCAGCATATAATTCAAAATTCTCATTATTTAATTCATTAAATATCTTCATATTTTAAAGAACGTAAAATCTACCTCTTTCTACAACTTTTCCGCCATTTTCTTTAGCGTATTTTTTAGCTTGTCTTAGAGAACGAAAGGATTGAGGTTTATCACTTTCAGCTTGAACAACTTCTCTTAACTCTTCAGTTTCTTCTTCAATGATAGGCTCACTGATTACTTCTCGTAGCTCTTCGATCAACACCTTTTTTGATTTACGACGGTCTAATTCGATATCGTATTCTCTGCCAAGATCTTCTAGTTTTTTCTTTGATAATTTTGTTAAATCTTTCATATCTTTATTTATCTTCGTCATATATTTCAACTGTGTGAATATCTTTAAAATTATATGCAGCCTTTGGTGTTGGTTGTTCTACTTCATGAATCTTACTAGATTCCTTTTTAGTCTTCATACTCTTAAGTCTTTCAACTTCCTTTTTCTTGATCTTAGGTAAGATCTTATTAGCAATCTTCTTGATTGCAGCTTTCTTCTTTTCAACTTTTTTATCAACGACGGCTTTCTGTCCTGCTTCCAAATCTTGATATTTCTTATCTTTCAATATCTTGTTACGGATGATCTCCTTTGCAGCTTTTT